AAGATCCGTATCGAACGTCGTGAACGTCTGCGGGCGCAAGAAGAGCTTGCCGATGCGCGTCGTCGCCTCGAAGAGTTACAGGCTCGCCGAGAAGATCGCGACGAACAAGAGCAACCTCAAAAACAAGAAACCGCCGAAGAGCGTCTCGACCGTATGGAAAACGAGAAGTATCGCAACGATCTACAAAAACAAGCGATCGAAGAGTTTACCGAGATCGAAAGAGACTTTGCCGGTAGAACGGACGATTACGAAGATGCAAGTAAGCATATGATGTCGTCAATGTATCAAGGCGTCAAACATGCGTATCCGCAGCTTAACGACACGCAAGCGCAAGCTTTTGTACAAAAACGTGTACTCGATATCGCGAGCCAAGCCGCACGAAATGACATGAACCCGGCCGAAGTTCTTTATCAAATGGCCTTCGATAAGTACGGTTATGATAGTAATATGGCGCAAAAAACAAACGAGCAAAAGCCCGAAAAGCCGCAGAAAGACTTGAAGAGAGTAGCCCGTAATAAAAAACGTGCTGCGACTTCACTATCAGGGGGTGGACAAACCGCCGCTGCTAGTGCTACACTCGAAGAAGCGAATAATATGGATCTTGCCGATTTCGGTAAGTTATCCGAAGCCGAGATTGACGAGCTTATCGATCAAGCCGGTTAATATTACGAGCGTTAACCCCCGGCGCAATGCCGGGGAGCGCCTACCAAGGCTTTAAAATGGCGTTTCTGCAAGTTCGTAAAACTTGTACCGGATGTCGAAAGGTTCGCACCTTTAAAAATGCAGTCGTCTAACCGCGGACGAATAAACAAAATAAGCGTGAAGATATAATGACGTTGGGTTTAGAAGTACTTTTTTAAACTTAAACAAATGGAGCATGAAAATGTCTAGTACACCCATGTCCACGTCAAACGCTTTAGCGGTAAAGTTATTTGAGAAAAAAACGTGGATACAAATGATGCAGAAGTCCTCCTTAGGACACCTGTTTAACCGCGGCGTTATTTACTTTCCCGAAGAGCTTTTGGGTAAGGACGCAAAAGGCGATCAAACTACTTTCCCTTACGTTTCAAAATTGACGGACGTTCCTCTCGGCGAGGGCGGAACTCTTGACGGTAACGAGGAAGCGCTTGATCTCAATTCACACGCTATGGTAATGAACATTACTCGTCTTGGCGTATTGAACCCTAACACAGATACGATCGAGCAAAAGCGTACGAAAGTAAACTTTGCTAAGTCTGCGACGACTGTACTACAGCGCCGTGCGATCGAGCTTATGGATACTTCAATCTGGCACCAGCTTGCCGGCGTGAACTATTCCGGTTCTGTAACGTTTAACGGTACGACCTACACTACTGCGGCGAACAAACTGCACATTACAGGTCACAACGTACCGACAGCGCCAACAAGTGAGCGTATCATCCGTGCAGGTTCACAAGCGAACGACCAGTCTTTAACGTCTTCTGACATTATGGCTATCGATATCATTGACTATGCACTCGAGAAGATCTCTAACAGCGATCAACCTATCGAGCGTCTAGACGGTGAAACCTACGACTTGTACCTATCGCCCGAACAAATTGTTGACCTTCAACAAAACAGTTCTGCGAAGATCAAGTGGTACGATATCCAGTTCAACAAACTGGCAGGCAACCAAGACGATGCGACAATCGAGAAGTCGTATAAGAATGGTATGGTCTGTGCAGGTCGTTACCGCAACGTGTTTATCTACGAAGCGCCTCGTATCCCTAACGGGATCTCTTCGGCCGATAGTTCTCTCGTTTCAAACACGAAACGCGCAGTTCTTGTCGGACGCGATGCTTTATCTTTCGCTTCACCGTTTGGTGGACGTCCGACAGATAAAGACGTACCGATGAAGATGTTCTCGCAGTTGAAAGACTACGATTACTACAAAGGTCAAGAAGCGCGTCTCTTGTACGGCATGAAGAAAATGGCACCGTCAAACAAACAAGATATCGGTTGTTTGGTGATTGCTACTTACGCAGCCGCGCACAGCTAAAACGCTTAGGTAGGTGGTTATTCTAACCGCCTACTTTTCCTTTCAATTTAAAATACGGAGTATTTAAAATGACTACACCTTCCATAGTACCCGCAGAGTACGCCGGTGATAACCAAGACTTTGCAAAAACAAAAGGCGTTGACCGTTCCGGTGCAGCGCGTATCGTACAAGGTACTGTTACAGTACCAGACGGCACCGCCGCCGACGCTTTCGTAGGCCTCGTTCCTTTCAATAAAGGCGCTAGGTTCGCTATCCACGGTAACGATGTTTATTGTGGTAACTTCGGCGCAGGCACTACAACTGTGAATTTAGGTATTATCTACGACGACGATAGCACCTTCACTAATGCCCCCGATGCTTTCGCGTCTCTTTCCACGGCTGCGCAAGACGGCGGCTTTATCGCCGTTGACGAGAAAGAAGGCCTGACTTTAGTGACCGAAGGCGACGGTTGGTTAGCGGTTCAGCTGAAGACGGCCGCAGCGGACGCCGAAGCTGATATCGAGTTCAGTATCTTACAGTCCTACGGCTAATAGATAGGTAGGTAAGACAATGGCAACGTTCGGCGAACTACAGACACAGGTTTCTTCGCGCCTAAAGGATCCTAACAATACGTCCGTTAGCGCGTCGATCGTTGCCGACGTCTTAAACGAAGCACTACAATACTGGTCTAAAAAACCGTATTGGTTTAACGAGTTTAAAGATGTCGTAACACTTACGGAAGACGATCCAGTACTTACTTTAACCACCGATGTGAAATATGTGTTTGATACAGGCGGTATCACTATAGATTACGCGAACACCCGCTGGCCGGTTAAGAAGATCACAAGCGACGAGTACGATTGTTTGAACGTACAAGGCCGGGGGATCCCTTATGCGTGGGTTTATCGCAACGGTGGTTACGAACTATATTGGTATCCGGACGCAGCCTACACAGCTTTAGTACGTGGTATCAAGAATTACACAGATCTATCCGGCGACAGTGATACAAACGATTTCACAATCAACGCGCCCGATCTATTGAGATATGAAGCTTTAGCGCGCCTTTACGGTGAGTTTAGACAAGATCCAAAGATGGAAGCATATTACGCGGCGCGCGCAACGAACGAACATACAAACTTACGTCAAGCTACCAACCGTTTAAACGGTAGCGGTGAGTTTCAAGTAGAAGGATTTTAAACCATGCCAACGTTTACAACAAACTATAATCTACCAAAGCCGAACGTAAACAGCGCCGACGACGAAGATCTTTGGGGCGACCAGTTAAACGACGGTATGGATCTTATCGATGCGCAGTTAAAAACCAACGCAGACGCAGCCGTAGGCGCGCAACTCCCCGTCGGTTCTTTATATTTTAACGCTACAGACAATACCGATCCCGCTACTTTACTAGGGTACGGTACGTGGACGGCTTTCGGGCAAGGACGCGTTATTTTAGGTGTCGGCACAGGTACCGATAGTAACGCCGAAGATCAGGCGTTCGCACAAGGCGACACAGGCGGCGAATACGACCATACCTTAACAGTTAGTGAAATGCCGGCGCACACTCACGACACCCCGGTGCGGTCGACAGCGACACAAGAAACTTCCCCCGGTAACGACGTACCTCAACTTGACCCGACTTTCGCAACGAACAATGCGACGTCTTCGACCGGTGGCGACGGGGCGCACAATAACTTACAACCGTATATCGCGGTAAACATATGGCAACGCACAGCATAGGGCGGACATGGCGACTACGTTAGAAACACAGTATATACCTTTAAAAGTAATGCCGGGTGTTTGTCCGGATACAGACGCTACAGGGTTGTCGACACCACATTACACAGCCGCAGATAAAATACGTTTCGTAAAAGGTAAGCCGCAAAAGATCGACGGTTGGGTTAAGAGTATTCTAAACGGTAGTGCGATATCTGGCTGCGTAAGATCTATTTTTAGCGGTAATATCGGGCAAAAACTGCAAACAATGTTAGGCGCGCACACCGCCTTATACACTTTGACGGGATCCGAACTTACAAACTTAACCCCGCTAAAAACGGCGACGATCGCCATAGCCAATAGTTTAGATACCCATTACGACACTTTGGCGAACGATCCTATAACTACAGTAAACGGATCTAATGAAGTTGATATTGCAGACAGCGAAGCGTTACTTTTCGAGCCGGGCGATACTTACGTTTTATCCGGCGCGACGGCAACCGGAGGTATCGCAACCGGCGAACTTAATAAAACCCACATTGTTCGAGAAGTTGCAACCGGCGTTATTACGATTAAGACAGTGTCAAACGCGACGAGCAATGCGACCGGCGGCGGTGCGGCGGTGGTGCGCACAAGCGGTCTTATTACAGTAAACGCGACAGCGCACGGCCAGAATAACGACGAGCGCGTTAAGATAACAGCGGCCGCAGATTTCGGCGGGATTACCGCCGCAAGTGAAATGAACTTAGAATTTCAAATAAGAAACGCCACGACGGACACGTTAGACGTTATGACCACCGGCGAGGCGACGTCCAGTGTGTCCGGAGGCGGAGGCGCGTCGACAGAATACCAAGTAAGTATCGATGCCGGTCTTTGCGACGAAACCAATGGCCAAGGTTACGGCATGAACCGCTACGGCAACGGGCTTTATGGTACGGCGTTAGTGTCCGCAAACGGGCGAAGGTTCCCCCGTATCTGGTTCTTCGATCAGTTCGGGGATAAAATTTTGACAACGCCCGGTAACGCCGAAGGCGTATATGAATGGGATGGGGTTACGTCGAACGCGCCGACTTTAGTATCGAACGCACCGACCGAGGTAAATTACCTTTTCGTGTCGAACAATATTCTAGTCACTTTAGGCGCAGACGATGTGCGTAATAAAATCAAGTCGAGCGACATAAACGATATCACTGAATGGACGGCGTCTTCTACGAACCAAGTGTTTGAAGATTTTATCGAAGGCGCCGGGCGGTTATGGTCGCACGTATCTTTGAACGGTACCAACCTTCTATTTACGAATAATCAATGTTACACGTTTCGATATATCGGATTACCGTTTATATGGGACATTAACTTTAAGGATAACATAGGATGTATCGCCCCGATGGCGCGCGTTGTCGTAAAAGGCGTCGCGTATTGGATGGGGGAAAACAACTTCTATGAATGGCGCGGCGGTAACATAGAGGTAACGCGGTCAAACTCTTCGGCCGAAAGTACGTTGTTAAACTATGTTTTCAAGAACATAAACAGATCGCAATTATCGAAATGCTTTGCGTGGTACAATAAACGGTATGACGAGATATGGTACCACTACCCGTCCGAAGGCTCGGACGAAATCGACAGAGTGGCGCGGTACCACGTTACCGAAAAACATTGGACGCCGGACACCTTCGATCGTTTGGCCGCCGAATACCCTTACATAAATTTACAATTACCGAGACTTATCGATAGTAACGGCAATTTATACCGACACGAGATAGGTAATAACGACGATACGCAAGCTATGGCGTGGTCGCTATCTACGAACTTGCAAGATTTCGGTACGAGCAACGTTCTACAAACCTCGATCATACCGGATAGTGTGCAGAACGAAGATATAACGGTAGACATAAGCAGTTTCTCGTTTCCACAATCTGCTACCGCGAAGAATACGAAAACGGTTACAGTTACCCCTACCACCGAAGAGATCCCGATCGATATAGACGGTCGGTTCTTGAAATATACTTTTTCAGGTGAGGCTTTAGATCAAGGGTGGATAATGGGTAGTTGGTTTATACCGTCGCAACAAGCTTCGAGGTCTGAATAATGGTTACAGAACCTTATCGGTACATAGACACAGATACAAACAACGAACTCGGCGATTTCGCCCGTGACGTTGCGCGCATACGTGAACGAGACGTCGATAACTTTAATAATTTAACAAATACCTTTATGCGCGGCCGAAAAGTTGGTAAGATACCTACAGGCAGTTCAGATGTCGCCACTACCGACCGTGTAGGGGATTTCAATTATGATGCGAGTTATTTATACATATGCGTTGACAGCGGCGGTTCTGCCGTTTGGCGACGCGCAACATTAGGGAGTTGGTAGGATGGGTTTTTTCAGTGGTATTACGAAAACATTAACCGGCGGAAGTGATAGTTCTTCTTCTAGCCGTTCCGGTTTCGCGCTATTACCGAAACAGATACAAGATGTTTACAAAGATTACGCGTCCGATCTTAGCAATCAGTTTGTCGGCGGGGCTTCGGACAATCTTTTTACACCTCTTGGGCAAACACCATACGAAGATCGCGCCCTCGGCATTATAGAACAAGGCGTCACAGCGACACCGGAAAGTTTGCAATCGGATATCGATATGCAAATGAACCCGTTCAACGATAGTGTTATAAACACTATAAACCGCGAGGCGGGCGGCGATTACAGTATCCTTAAACAAGGTTTACAAGAAGCCGGGCAGACCGGATCCAACCGGCAGATCTTAGGTGCAAACGATATTGAGCAAACAAGACTTGATACTATTGGCCGTTTTAAACAAGATCAATATAACCGCGCTTTAGACAATAGTTTGAACCAACTTACACAATCACGCGTCACCGATGCCGGCCTCGGTATGACGGCGGGCGACTTCTTACGCGGTCTAGACACGCAAACAAAACAAGCGCCGATTAACGCTATGACTAGCTTCGGCCAACTTCTCGGAGTGCTACCGACAACTGGCGGATCCGAGAGTGAGACTGAATCGAGCCAAAGCAACGGCCTATTTCCGGGTGGCTTTAGCTTTGGAGGGGATTAAAATATGTTTAATAATTTTTTAAATAGAACCGCAGGACTTGACCAGTTCAACGCGCAGTTCGGTACGCCCGGTATAAATCCCGCGGCTGCGCCGATGCCGCAAAACCCCGCGCCGCAGCAAGCGTTATCGCAGATCGCGCAGAACGCGCAGAACGCGCCCACGCAGGGCGGAGGTGGTGGCGGAGGTAGTTTTATCGGCGATCTTTTGTCTGCTACAAATGTCGGACGCGCTATGGACGGTGTTTCACAACGTAGAGCGTTAAAAGAACTCGCCCAACAAATGCAAACCGGACAAGTAGACCCCGAAGATGCTGCGTTAAAATACGCCGGTATTACGGGCGATTATTCTGCGCTTTTCGGTGCGGGCTCGAAAGCGCCGTCTAGTATTCAAG